TAGACCCAACCCACTGCAGGAAATTGCCCTCTGCTTGATCGTAGGTGTGTCTGTTAGTGATTGTTACTGGTATAACAGACCGTATTTTGGGGGGAAGTTCTTTTGCTACCTCAGATTTCATTCTCCTAATCATTATCTTGGACACCCTGGAGTGTAGTTCTGGCAGATTTGAGGCACCTGAGTAATCTATACCACCTCCAAACCAGTTTGTCTTTGGATTACAGTACTGCATAGCATACTCCAGAAATGAAGGGAATTCACCAGGAGCAACCAGATGTAGTGTTGGATAGAATTCAACCGGTGCTTTTTCAATCGGGGTTCCACTCAATGGTAGCACGTATGGAATGCTTTTCCCAAGATTGAGTGTAGCTTTGGTTCTCAATGACTTTCTGTTTTTGATATAGGTAAATTCATCAACTATGAGACACTGAGGTTTCATTTTTTTCAACTGTCTGACCCACGGATAAACGCTGTTCTTTTTTCCACGTGCCAGAATATCATAATTGATTATGACAATGTTTTCCTTTGGAGCATATGGTTTGGTTCCTTCCAACACTTCAGCCACTTTCCCAGCGTGTTCTTTCCATTGTTCTTGCCACTGGTATTTTACGTTCGCAGGACACACCACAATTATCCTTTCAACTTCAGGACGTATAGCACACCACGCCATGGTTTCATACGTTTTGCCAACACCCATTGAATCTCCAATTATGGCACGACCATTATTGTCTTCAATAAACCTGGCACACTGGATTTGAAACTTCCTGGGTGGAGTGAGCATTGCCTGCTTTATTTTGAATCCTACAGACATGCTTTTAACTCGTTGAACGCCTGGTCAACCTTGTCAGGATTCCAATCCAATACATCAACCAGATAGTTGTACAGGTGATTCTGTTTTTTCTCTTGAGTTCTGCCTTTTTGAGGCAATATTTCCGCCAATAAATCCGATGGTGCATCCAGAATGATTTGAAGCAGTGACAATCCTTCCTCTTTGATTTCTTCTTTGAGATTCTGAATCCATGTGGGTTTGATTATGCCTCCATCTGGCACTGTATGTGTATTTCTGGTATTCTCTAATCCCCCTGGAGCATAGGAATTAAATTTGTCTCCATTGTCCATAGCGTTCAACCAGTCTGTGTCGTGATGTTCCTTAAAAGAAACTGGTTCACGCAAATCGTCACAATGTGGGTGAATTCCACGTGTGTAGATTTCTTTCAAGTGCCAGTAAATTTTGATGCCCAACCAGGTTTCCAGCGTTTGAAGAGCAGGATCAAAATGGCAGTGATCTTCATATATCAATAGACACAAAGCAAAATCAGCGTGGCTTTGTGTTTCCTCTAGTGGGCGTTGAAACTTCTTGGAGTAGTGTTTGGCAAGTTTTGTTGCTACAAACTGATATTGAAAATAGGTTTGTTCCTTGTTAATCATTGGCTGGTTCCTTTGTTGGGTTTGTTATGATTCAAGTTTCAGGTTTGGGAAGTGCTTTTCAAATACAAAAAATCCGTCAATTGCGATTCCTTCTGGGCGGCTTGACTGCACATAGTAGGATTCACCAACTTCAAATGTGCGCGTGGCAATTGGTACTCCGTAGTTGCTCCACGTTGCTGTAAACTTTGTTATCACTGTGGCTTTCATTTTCAATTTCCTTTTGTCCAAGGTTGTTTTTGGTTTTGCTAAGCAGTTCCTTTTGAACCGCTGAACTCAACCATGATTAAACTAATATAAGTATAACTTATTTTACCCCCCAAAAGTAAAGTATTTTTTGAAATTATTTTTTCCACCTATTATTGAGTGAAACCACTATTTTGAAAATAAATTGAAAAATCATAATATTTTTTTAATGAAAAAACGATGATTTTCAACCCAATCTGAGATTATACTTATTATCAACCTATGGTTGATTAATATCTTAAGGAACAGAAAATTGTGAACGGAATCAAAAATGCATTACAGATAGGTAGGTTGAAAAAGAAATGGATGGTTGGAAGTGAACCACCTAAGCCCAAGTTGCGCAAACGTGTTAAAGCGTATATGCGACAGACTACTGTGCTGAACGCAATTGATGGTAGTGGTGGTTGTCTAACAGTAGTGGCCAAACGATTAAATACTACTGCTGGTATGGTGAATAACATATTAAAGAAACCTGGGTGGGAAATGGTAGCCAATAGGTTTGCTGATGAAAGGGAGATGAGAACCTGGAAATGTGAGGACAATGTTTTCTCAATTGCCAACTATTCCACTGATGATAATGTGAGACTGCGTGCCAATCAGTTTATACTTGAAAAGATGCACCCAGATTATAAGCCAGTAAACAAACTTACAATTGAAGGTGGGGACAAACCTATTCAACATCAACACATATTGATTCAATTGCCGGCAGAGATATTGAATGCTCCGCTTGAAAACAGAATTCAGGCACTGGAATATATAGATGCCAAAAGACAGGAATTGAATGACAACCAGCCCTCCACATAGAGATACAGTAACAGATATTGAAGTGGAAGCATCTGTGTGCAGGGATAGTTTTTTTCAATTTGTGAAACGAATATGGGCAGAAATCATACCAGAACAACCTGTTTGGAATTGGCATATTGAAGTAATCTGTTATGAAATGCAGAAATTGGCTGAGCGTGCTTTTTTGGGATTAGATAAAGAGTATGACCTGGTGATCAATGTTCCTCCTGGTTCCACCAAGTCCACCATCTGTTCAATAATGTTTCCTGCGTGGGTATGGGCACGCCGTCCTGAGATGGCAATGATTTGTGTCTCATATAGTTCTCCTTTGTCTTTACATCTTGGGTTGAAGTCCAAGGATATTGTTTTGAGTGAAAAGTACAGAACAATGTTTCCAAACGTGGTTATCAGAAGGGATAAATGTGGTGCTGGTGAATACTGGAACACAATGCAGGGGAAACGGTTTGCCACTTCAACAGGAGGTACTGTTACTGGTATGCATGGTGATTTTGTAATTACAGATGATCCATTGAATCCAGAGGAAGCAGCGTCACCAACAGAATTGAAAAAAGCCAACACCTGGCTGAATTCCACTTTGTCCAGTAGAATAAAAGACAAAAGAAGGGTGCCAACAATCCTCATTATGCAGAGATTACATGAGGATGACCCAACAGCCAGGATGATTAAAGGCAAATCGCCTGTTAGACACATCTGCCTGCCTGCGGAGGTGGATTCTACAACACTGAAAGATATAAAGCCAAGGAAATATCGGAAACAGTATAGTGATGGTTTATTGGACGTGGAAAGAATGAACAGAAAGTCTTTGGATGAAGCCAAAGACAAGTTGGGTGAATATGAATACGCCTGCCAATACCTTCAACGACCAGTTCCCCCATCAGGTGGTACATTCAAGGTAGGAAATTTGAAAATACAAGACCCTCCATTTTCATTTGTCCATAAAGTAAGGTACTGGGACAAAGCAGGAACCCTGGATGGTGGGTGCTATACTGCTGGCGTGTTGATGGGAGAGGATTTGAGTGGAAGGATTTGGGTGCTGGATGTAATCAAATTCCAATTGGATTCTTTTGAGCGGGAAAAGATGATCAAACTCACAGCACAGGTGGATGGTGTGGAGGTGGAAGTGGGTATTGAACAGGAAGGTGGTAGTGGTGGCAAACAATCAGCCGAAGAAACTGTAAAGATGTTGGCTGGATTTGCTGTTACAGTTGATGCTCCAACTGGAGACAAAGAGTTCAGGGCAATTCCCTTTTCCAAACAGGTGAATGGTGGTAATGTTTATTTGGTTCCTGGAGATTGGAATAAAGAATACATTGGGGAATTGTCTATGTTCCCCCGTTCAAAATACAAAGATCAAGTGGATGCTTCATCTGGAGCATTCAAACTATTGACAGCCGGCAATGTGATAGGAGTTATCAAATGACAAATAGAGTTCAAAAGACAACAGTGTTGCGCAACGCTTATAATGAAGAATTGGCAGACAAGAATGCTATCAGGGAGATGGTGTTGAATGCCAGTATGTCCCGTAGTGCTTTACTGAGTTCAATGATTGACCCAAGACGGGATATTGATAGTGAATGTGGTTATCCAAAGGAACTCACCACTACCCAATATAAATTGATGTATGATAGAGAGGGACTGGCATCCAGGGTGGTGTCCATCTATCCAGAGGAATCATGGGCAATGGATCCAGAGATTTTGGAAACAGATGACCCAACAGAAACAGCATTTGAAACAGCGTTCAAAGAGTTGGAGAAACAACACCATATATTCAGTTATCTGGGAAAGATAGATGAACTGAGTGGCATTGGGCGGTTTGGCGTGGTATTGTTGGGACTGGATGACGGACTTGAACTGTCAATGCCAGTTGAAGGTATAGATGAGCGTGGAGAAAAGGTTGGCAATGTCCAAAGGAAACTGTTGTATTTGCGCGTGTTTGATGAAAGTCTGGTCACTGTCAAAGAAACACAAAGTGACAAGAGCAATCCACGTTTTGGCAAACCACTGTACTATTCAATTGCATTTGAGTCTGTGTCTTCAAGTGGTTCAGATGCTTGGGGGAACTCCTCCACAGGAACAACGACACTTGAATCACGTGTCCATTGGAGCAGAATTATCCATATTGCCGATAATCGGAAATCGTCAGAAGTATATGGCACGCCACGAATGCAGGTGTTGTTCAATCGGTTGTATGACATCAGGAAAATTGTTGGCGGTAGCGGAGAGATGTTTTGGAAAGGCGGTTTTCCAGGCACCATTTTTGAAATGGACGCTTCAGCCAGACCTTTGACAGCATTACAGAAATCCGCTTTTGTTGAGGATTTGGCAGCATATGCAAATGGGTTACAACGATACATGACAACCCAGGGCATCACTGCCAAATCTTTGCCGGTACAGGTGGCTGATCCCAAGAATCACGTAGATCGGAAGAGCACACGTC